CAACAACATAACAAACGATGTCTATGAGATCGAGGCCGCTTCGGTAGGCGCACCAACTGGTGTGAGGTGGCTCTCCAGCAACGTCAGGACAAACGGAATCGACCAGTCGGTTGCTCCGCCATACATCGGGATCTGGTTCCCGGAGCAGGTTGATCAGGCAAACGGCAGTACGATCAACGATCGGTTTGAACTCTACTCATTCGCGGATGCGACTCAGAACAGTCCGGGAAACAGCGACTACGCCTACGTCGAATCCAGCAACGGCGGGAACAAACTTGCTACGAATCGTGGGTACAGGTGTGTCCTTTTCTTCCTCACTGCTGCTCCAAACAACACGGCAGCATGGCAGGACTACGACGGGCCGCAATATGACTGGGACACCTACGCCAACGGTGTGTTCATCATGCCGGGACTGGACACAGATAAGACAAATGGCAACTCTGGCCTAACCCCTGTCCCGGCTTATTCGTCTCACACTTTCGATCCGGCAATGGATGACCATCTTGAGATCCTGTCGGGATCATCCGTTTCTGTGGGAGGCAGTGTCAGAACCCCTCGGAATACTCCGGCGGAAAACGCCGATTCTCCCCCGTATATCGCGGTGTATATCCATGAATACCACGATGCTCAAGATGGGACTGGTCACAACGCAGCGGGCTGGTATGTATTTGAGCGTCCTTCAATTCCTGTCGTAGATTCGGTGATGGATTACACCCCCTATGCTTGGCCCGGAGATCTGAGCAGTGGGTACAACAGCATCTTTCTTACCGAGGGTTCGCTGGGTAACGGTGGCGACGACTCCTCTGGCTACATCGTCGTCTTCCTCGACGAGTACAACGATCCGGTTGGGTCCGGTGGCACCGACCACTGGACAAAGCCTCCGTATGTTGTTTATTCACCTACTCCCAGTACTACTAGCCTAGAAGTATATCATGGCTCAGGTTATATAACCGCTAATAGATATACAAACTTTAATGTTTATGGATGGAATGCTTTGCGTGCGTATAACTCATCTCAGGCAACTGCTGTCATAGTTTGCAGTAATGCATACGATGCAAACGTAGATGTTGAGGTGTATAGAGATAGCACGTTATACGCTTCTGGGGTTGGGGATTTTAGTTCTACTGGAACTAAATTTGTTGGTGTTGTGTATCAAACTGCTAACCACAACCCCGGAACAGACTTTGCAAACGGCGAAGAAATGTGGTTTGTTGTTTATCACAATGATTGATACTTTTAACTAAAAGGAAACACTATGAATTCACTATTTGTATTTACTGATATTCTAAAGTCTCTCGCTCGTATCGAGAGCCAAGTTGCAAATCTTAATCAAACTTTTACTAGCGTCGAACCTCGTACTCCGATTGACGACGCTCTTGTAGATCAGTTCCTTGCTAAGGCTGCAGTGCTTGCAGCAGCAGCGGAACAACTTAAGCAGGTGGTTTATACCCCTGAACCATGACCTTAGGACCGACATCTTGCAGTTGCAGAAATGGGTAACTCCTCCCTCCGTGGAGACATGCGAACATGGTTACGCCATAGTGCAGCTTGCCTCAGGGCAGCAACGTCGGAACTTATCATAGTGGGCCTAGGGGTCGCTGTGTCCCCTAGGCCCTTTTACAAATGAAGTATTTATTATTACTGCTCCTAAGTGGATGCGCTTCTGTACAACGAATGACTAAGGAACCTGCACCTCCTTTCGTCCCTGCACAACCAACAGAAACGTCCCACTGGTTTTATATCTTATGGCTATTAGGCTGTTTAAGCCTAGGATTGTATCTATGGAGAATATTCAAAAATGATTCTCGCTGAAACCATAACCTTATTTCAATGGTTAGCCGAGATCTCCCAACCCTTAATTGCTGCTGGCATTATTGCCTTAACGGGCGCTTTCTTTAAGTTAGCTAGTCATTCGTCTAGTTTGGTTGAATTGCAGCAATCAATGGAAAAACTACATGACTCTGTTCAAGCATTAAGTCAAACATTTTCTAAGCATGGTGCGTTATTAGATTCTTTGTCTATGCGTTTAAATGACATGCACGATGAGATTTCTAAGTTACGAGATCGTCAACACGAACTCAGTAACCAAGTTATGATCTTAAAGGGAAAATGTGATGACTTTAACCAATGAGTAGGTGGGGAATTTCCAAAGGACCAAGATCTCGCCTTATGACAAAAAGGAGAAATAAAGATGACTCTGGAACTTCTGAGTTTGTTAGGAGGAGGGGTCGCCGGGTTCGTGTTTCGAATGATCGCAAGTCAAGCGGAAGCAAATCAAAGACTGCTTGAAGGGCAGATTCGACGGGTTACTGAGCTTACTCCTATCTCTGATGAGTCTGCTGATAGAGCAGCAGCTAGAGGCGGGATTTGGATGCGTCGTTTTATTGTACTATCGGTTATGATGGCCGTAGTATTCCTACCATTTATCCTTGCTCTTATGGACAAACCAGTCTTTGTAGAACAAGGAGCTAAAGAGTGGTGGGATTTCTTAGGACTATTCAGCGGTGGCTTTACAAAGGTAGCCGGATTCTTGATTCTTGAAGAAGTAAGAACATCGCTTATGGCGATTGTTGGCTTCTACTTTGGACAAGCTACTGTTAATAAGGGTCACTGATGGCTAAGAAGAAGAAACCTCTTGATGCCTGTGCTAGATGGGCCAAGAGTAAGTACAAAGTCTGGCCAAGTGCTTATGCTTCAGGGGCTGCTGTGAAATGCCGTAAAGGTAAAGCGGGTCCCGGAAGGAAAAAGAAGTAATGGCTAAGAAAAAAGCTAGCTTTAAGTTGGAAAAAGAGAAAGGACTGCATGGTTGGTTTAGTAGAAACAAAGGTAAAGGCTGGATTGATTGTAAAACCGGCAAACCTTGTGGGCGTAAATCAGCTACGGGCAAATCCAAACGATCTTACCCAGCTTGTAGACCAACTAAATCTATGTGTACCTCTGCTTCAAAGCGTAAGCAAGGTCCAAAACGAATCTCATGGCAAAAGAAAGGTAAGTAACAATGGCATACGGAATGAAGAAGGCTGGCAAGAAGGGCACCAAGGGGTGCGCTACCTGTCCTAAGGGCGGTATGAAGAAGCCAGCAGCCAAGAAGAAGATGATGGCAAAGAAAAAGAAGATGATGTGATGGCTAAGAAGAAGTGGATTCAGAAAGCCATTAAACGACCAGGGGCTTTGACTAAGAAAGCCAAGGCTTCTGGTAAAAGCATTACTGAATATTGTAAGGGTGGTAAGTTATCGACCCGTACAAAGCAGCAATGCAACCTAGCTAAGACCCTTAAAGGGTTTAAAAAGAAGAAAGGTAAGTGATGGCAAAGAAGAAAGGCGGCATGAAGGGCTGCACCATTGGAAACAAGTGCAAGTCCAAGAGCGGCGGCCTTACAGCTAAAGGCCGTCGCATGATCAACAAGAAGACTGGGTCCAATCTCAAGCCGCCTCAACCCGGTGGTGGACCCCGTAAGCGTTCTTTCTGCGCACGTAACAAGGGCCAGATCAAGAAGTTTGGAATTAACTGTCAAAAGACACCCCAAAAGAGAGCTTGCTTGGCCCGTAAGAAATGGAAGTGTACTAACTGATGGACTACAAAAGCTTAAATGAAAAGCTCTTTGTGTCTCTTATGCGCGATCTAGATGATCCTGAAGCACGTGGTCCCCAGCTTTACAAGGTTGTGCTCGACGTTCTTAAGGAGAATCGAGATCAGCTAGAGATTACGGAGCGTAACGTAGATAAGATCATCGAAGAAAAGATTGATCTTCCTTTTAAATTCGGGACTTGAGGCGTAAACGCCTGAGTCTAAGAGAGACAATCATTTAGGCTGGCCTAGGAGACATCCTAGGTCAGTCATTTAGGAGAATACTATTATGCCTCTACCTGATATTAATAGAGAGCTTTTACCAAAGAATATCCCAGATGAAATCTTGCGTGACTTTAGAAATCATCTACATCAATGTATGAAGTACTTGGGGCTAGGAGAGCCTACTCCTTTGCAGTACATGATGGCGGATAGATTACAGAATGGTCCTGATGAGTTTCAGTTACAAGCTGGGCGTGGTGCTGGTAAATCTGTACTGACCTCGATGTTTGCATCGTGGTTGTTACTTAGAGATCCTAACCATATCATTATGGTCTTATCAGCTACTGCAATCAAGAGTACTGAATTTATTAGTATGACAAGAAAGATTCTTACCCTTGTCCCTTACATGAGACATATGGAGCCGGGTCCTAATACTCCTGACTCCGCATTTGGTTTTAATGTTGAGTGTAAAACAACAACTGGGCAGGATAAGTCTGTGTTTTCTAGGGGTATCTCTAGTCAGATTACAGGTAGCCACGCTGATACCGTTATTCTTGATGACGTTGAAATTGAGAAGAACTCAGAGACGGCAGAGGCTAGAGAGAAACTACTGAACAAGGTATGGGAAATTGAACAAATTAGAAATCCAGGAAAAGGTCTTATCAGAATTCTGGGAACTCCTCAAAGCTCAGAATCCATCTACAATAAACTTAGAGATGCGTACACTTGTTTTAAGTTCCCGGCGCTCATGCCAGATCCTGACATGCCGGGACAAATGCGCGATGTGGATTCTGCGATCCTTGAATTGGATCTTGAGTCTGGTGATTCCACGCAACCGGAGAGGTTTCAGATAACTTGTTGGCAGAACGTAAAGCACGTATCGGACCCAAGCTCTTCAGTTTGCATTATCATTTGGACACCTCCCTTGCTGACCAAGATCGTTTCCCTCTTCGGCTTAACGATCTTATTGTCTTGGACCTCGACAATGAAGTCCACCCAGACAAAGTAATCTGGTGTTCTGACGCCGCTAAGAGTATGCCCTCATTCGGTCTCAACGGAGATCTTATCTCGCAGCCTATGTGGGTTGCTGATAGCTACACACCGTATCGTCATACTGTCATGCACATCGACCCATCTGGCCGTGGTGCAGACGAGACAGCCGTATGCATTGCCTCCTTCGGGAATGGATACATCTGGGTACATGAGTTACTCGGCTTTGACGGTGGCTACGAGGATGCTGTGCTTCAGAAGATTGTTCAGCTTGCTTTAGAATATCCTCATCTTAATCTTATCAGATATGAGGAGAACTATGGCGACGGTATGTTTGGCTCCCTGATGAAGCCTCACATCGGTCGTCTAGCAGGCTCTCAGATTGGCCTAGAGGGCTACCGAGTCACGGGCATGAAGGAGAGCCGCATCATCAATACGCTGGAGCCTGTGATGGCTCAGCATCGTCTGGTGATGTCCAAGAGAGCTATCCGTCAAGAGGAGAACCAGAAGCAGATCACAAGGCTGTACGAGCGTCGTGGTGCCCTTAAGCATGATGACCGAGTAGATGTCTTAGCTGCATCGGTTCAATACTTTGAGGATACTCTTGGTATTGATGTAGATGATGTCATTGAAAAGAATGAACATGATCGACAGATGAAGATTATAAAAGAATGGGAGGATGACTCCCGTAGGGCTTTGTCACTGATTGGGGACAGAGCTTCTGGGGCTGTGCGTCTCAAGACTCTTAAGCCTCAAGAAATCAATCGTACCATCTTTGGACAAAGGAAACGCAAGTGGCCCTGAACGTTGTAACAGGAATCGGTCCTAGAGTTGGTTCTTCGTTTGTTATGCAGCAATGCAAAGCAAACGGTTTAAAGGTACATGGGGATAAGTTTATGA